CTCCTAAGACGGCCTTGAACTGAGCGACTTCCTCATGCACTGTCGCACTTGTTTCAGCAAGCTTCTTTGAGAAATTTATAAGTGCTTTTGTAGAAAAAGCGGTCAGGATGACACCACCTAACCGCTTGAAAGAATTCTCCATTCTGGAAGAGACATTGCTTGCTGTTCCCTGAAGGTTGACAAGCTGTTTTTCAGCTATGTCCCTTCCTTTCAGCACAATCTCACCTGTAATGGTAAATATGTTCATTGTTCAAATCCCCCATCATTCTTGGGTCAGTAGAATTCAGCCAAAGCATTACGGGAGGATTCAACCGCTTTTGCTATGTCAGTCTTTGAATCACCGGATTTGGATGACCCTGAACCGAGTACGCTTCTTCTGAAGTCCTCAAAATTCTTGTCCGTGCACTTATAGAGCCAAACGTCCCACACCTGTTCTTCTGTCCTGATTCTGTTCAAATCAAGAATGAAACCGGATAAGGAAGATTGCTCTATCAGCATATCCAGCAACTCAAACGGACTTGTATACCGCTTGGCACACAAGTCCAGAAAATCATTTACTCCGACTTGACCAACATAGACAGACGATTGAAAAAATCCTTGAATTCCTCTTTCTTGACGATTGCAATCAGCAAGTCCATGAATTCACTCATGTCCATCTCACTGATTTCCTTGTCTGTCTTTCCGGTCACACTTGCACAGAATGAGAAGATGTCCTTCTCACATTTCTCAAGATTGCCGACAATGAGGCCGACAACATCAAACACGATGTTCACACCGATGAGTGATGAGATTGAATCCTTGTCTGCGTTCTTGTCCACAATCAGCTTGGAAAATTTCTCTGTGTCGATGACCTTCTTGATTTCTGCGATTCCAATCTTGTTAAGAATGTTTGCGACCCTGAACAGGTCTTTTGCGTTCAGTTTTCTGAGTTCCATATGTTTGTTTCCTCTCTAAAAAGCTCTTTGATAAAATGAAATCACCCAAACATCAGAAGACGTTTGGGTGATTGAGAATCCGGAAGTTCCGACTTAGCTTGCGCTGGGAACAAGAATGTGCCAAGGAAGCTTGTTCGGATTGTCTGAGATGTCAGCATAGCACTCAAACGTTGCTGGGAATGTTGAATTCTCCTTGTTCTTCGTGTCTGCGCTGAATCCGCTTGTGCACTTTGCATTGTCGAAAATGACAATGATGGGAGTTCCATCAGTGCGATGTCCGATGAAGGCAAAGTTCTTGAAATAATCACCTGTCTCAATCTGAGCCTTGGAGATAATCTCATCGTATCCGGAGAAGGAAGATGAACTTGCCTCTTCACCGTTGGTCAGCATCTTGATGTTGTCTTTTGTGATTTCAAGCAGATTGACCTCAAGTGTAGCTGTCTCTCCAATCTTGAATTCCAGTCCCTTGACCTTAACAAGAGCACCGTCCGGTTCGACATTCAGACGCTCAACCTCGATTGTGAGCTTGTTGCCGTCCTGTGTTGCACCGATGATTGAATCCTCAAAGTTCCACTTGCCTTCGACAAGCTTGACATAATCACCGACATCAACACTCTGAGCGGTCTTGGCCTTCACGGTGGAAAGCTTCACTTCTCCAGTTGTGGGTGTTGCACTGTCTGCGACAATGTGCAGAGCATTAGCGTCAGTAGACTGACATTTTGTGTAATACCCAAGCATGAGATTCTTGTGAATTGTACCAGCACCGAGAAGGATGTTCTTTGGGGTATCGTTTGTGATACCACTGAATTTCAGTTCCTCATATGCCATTTTAATTTCTCCATTCCTGAACGGATATGTTCAGTTGTATTCGCTTCAAGGTGTCCAATTGTGTTGGAACCTCAAAAGAGTTTTCCACGAAAAAGGCAACCGCATTGTTGTTTGAATGGATTGCCCTTTTCTCACGGAACAGTGCTTCAATGGCTTTCTTTTCAGCCTGAAGACTGCTCCATGTTCCATCAGTTGTTCCAGTCAGTATGAACGTTGACTGTCTGTGTCCGGTTTCATCATCCGGTGGAGCCTCAGTGAATTCACCAATCCAATAGGGATAAGTGACATCCTGAGTCTTCAACGTATGAAACGCATAGTTTAACTTTGCTCCGGTCAACATGGTGTTGATAAGTTTCAGGGTCTCAGTTGTCATTTTGATTCCAGTCCTTTGAGTTTTATGAAAAGTGCATTCTTAATCCGTTGCTCACAAGCATCCTTGGCATTCTCAAACGCTCTCTTCGGCCTTTTGCCTTCCGTATAAGCGAATCTCATACCGTCTTTGCCATATACCACCTTGAAGTGATATGCCTGAACAACGGCCTCAGAAATCATTCCTTCACCGTCTCCGATGGGAATGTACCACCCACCTTTACGTCCGTCTCCATGAAGCGCATATTCACCTGTTCCGAATTCCTCCCAGATTGCGTTCTCATCAGGGTTTCCGATGACGGCTTTCTGTTCGGCTTCTGAAACATAGTGCGACCAATCGCCTTTTGTCTTTCCTCCGGCAACCAGACCGACAGCAGTATTGCGTTTGGTCTGCGCTTCAAGTTCTCCGGCTGATTCCTCAAGCCATTGGTTGACTGCATCATCAATCATCCGGTTCACCTGAACGGTGTTGTCAGCGAAAATCACAAAATCAGCCATTATGCGACTCCAAGATACTTCAGTTGGATTTCAAGGTGCTCATTCATCTCCATGGGATTGTCAATCTCCAAAACCTCATAGACCTTTCCGTTTATGACCATCCGTGAATTCCTCGCATCAACACCCAAATCCGTGTAATCACAGATGAAGATGTGAGATGATTCCTCCAACTTCGTGCCATAATTTCTTATGTTGCCCTGTCCTCCGGCATAGTCCAGAAAACCTTTGACCTTCATTGCCAAAGTCCATGTTTCCGACTGTTCACCTATGTCATCTGTCAACACTGTGCGTGTCTGAATGACAGCTTCCACGTTACCACCAATGCGTTTCATCGTTCCCCCTTCAGAATCTTGCCTTGCAGTAAGGTCTGATGAAATCCATCATGGATTTCGGATAACCGTACATCTGTCCGTCACCGTTGTCATAATATGTGACCGAATGCCTTGAAAGGCTTTCACTCTTGATACCGACCTTATCACGGTTGTGGATTTCCCAATCAACAAGGTTGACCACCCCCTGAACGATGTCAGAGGGATAGACAACCTTTGTTATTGTTATCGGAGAATCCTCATCCTGAAGAGGCTTTCTCATGGTTATCACACCATCGCTGATTGCAGTGATGTCAGACAGATAATTCTGGTTATACTGTGATTCAGACACCTCAACAGTGTCACCGACAGATAAGTGATGGAAGGAACCGACCAATTGACCGTTGACAACTTCCAAATCGAATCTGATGGTCTTCACGTGGAAATGATTGTTCGTCTTATTACGAATCATCTTTTCCAGACCATCAAGAATCATGAGAAGTTTGTCTTCGGTATATGATTCCACGTCAATGAGACGTGCAAGTTCACTTACACTAATTATCATATCGGTTCACCACCTTGCTCTTAGGCCGGAACACCATACATGGCAAGAACAACCTTGGCATCATTGGTCAGTGCGACACCGTAATACTTGACGGATGTGATGTCATGGGTCTGACTCTTGGGGAACCACTCAGCATCAACCTTGGTATCAGCCTTCAGGAAGATTGTGAGAGCCGGAGCCTCATCCTCTGTGTACTCAGTCTCAGGTGAATCAGGTTCATTCTTGAGAATCGGACAGAGATAGTGTGCTGTGACAGGCTTGACACCCTTGGTTGTCTCTGCAACTGTTGCAACGAGAGTACCGCTAACACCGAGGTCAACTTTGATGGTGGGCTTTCCAGCACCATACTTTCCGGACTTCTCAGTTGCTGTGATAACGTTGGAAGAGACAGTCCAAGTATACGGAGTCAGTCTCTCATCCTCAGAAGCATCGAGGAATGTCTGAATTGCAGTTGCGTTTCCGGCTGTGGTATCTGTTGTCAAATCCCAATCGGAAGAACCAGCGACAATCTTCACACCGTTGACGGTAAGAGCATCATTGGCCTTTGCCTTTGTGCCGATGGTGATGGTGTAAACACCCTGAACACCCGTGACACCTTCAACCTTTCTGACCT